GATGCGGAGGATATCGGCGCCGTAGCTCCGCCCCCCCATGTTGAGGGTCTCTGCGCGACTCAGGCTGCCAGGCGCTGCGGGGCGGGACTTGAGGGCCTTGGTCAGTTGAACGTAGTTGTCCAACCCGCGCAGCGCCGCAATCGTTTCCTTCGGAGTCTTGCCCAAGCCTTGCGCGATCACCTCCACGCCGTCCCTGACGGATTGATATTGTGGCGCCTTCGCAAACAGCGCATCCCACACAGCTTGCGCTGCGCCGTGGTTTGTCGGGGTTGCCCCTTCCACCACCGGTTCAAAGGCGTCGGAGAGCTTCCGGCTGAGGTGGGTTTTGAAGGCGTCGGCGAAGGCTTCTGTACCACCAGGTACCACAGCCAGCTCACGTCCGGCTTGTTTAATCGGAGACAACTTTGCCCGATGATCGACGCCTGCATTGAACAGTGCGGCAACCTTCGCAACGGAGGCCTGTCGATCAGGGCGGTACCCCGTGCCAAGCAGCTCTCCAACCGGCCCTTGTTTCAGCGGATCGACAACCTCCTTCGACATACGGGCAAAGGTCTCCGCGCCTTCCTTCAACTCCGGGCTGGCCCCACGGAGCAGATTCCGCAGATTGTCCGCAACGGCCGCAATCTGCGCTTCGCTCCGGGGGGACTTCGGCTGCCGTTGCAGGCCTTGAACGCCCCTTGCCAGCTCCTGAATGACCGTGTCGTAGTCAGTCGCCTCCCAAGCAGGCTGGCCGGTATTCGGTAGCTTTTTGATCTTCGCCACCGCATCGGCCAGCGCTGCCCCAGCCTCTTGGGTCGTCCCCGGCTTGTAGAGCATCTCAGTGATCGTCGAGAGGAAGTCCGTGCGGAACTGCGCAGGGAGGCGTCCAGCGGCCTTGTAGAAGGGCTGAGTTGCGTTTGTGCGCTCAGTCCGCGCTTGCGCGATGCGTTGGCCAGCTGCCTCGACGAGGTTGTTCGCAGACTGCGGCCCGCCCCACACCGTGCCAGGCTGCTGCCCAACAAACAAGTCAGATCGGACGGAGAATTGCGAAGGTTGGTTTTGGAGCTGTTGCTTCACATTGTGACCAGCTCGGCTCCCCGCCAGCACATTCCGCAGGGTCGTCAAATTCCCCGGTGGTACACCTACAGCTTCGAGGGCCTGCGCAAAGTCCAGCGTGATGCCTTGCTGCTCCGCTTGTGCATGGAACAGCTTTGCCTTGTTCAGCAGCTCGTCCGAGACACCTTCAAGCCCGACCTTGGCCAGCTCCTGCGTTGTCGCGGCTACGCCCTTTGAAAACGTGCCCGCGCCCACCCCCGCAGTCCCGCCACCGAGAACAGCTCCCGCAAGCCTGGAGAGAGGATTGTCACCCAGAAGATTGGCTGCGAACTCACTGCCGAGGCCAGCACCAGTACCGGAGAAAAGGTTAACACCTCCGGCAACCTTAGCCCCTGGGCTAGCATAACCGCCACCTGCACCCTCCAGTCCAGCTCGAATATACTTATCACGCGCGGTACCTCCTTCAGGGGTCGGAACGACTTTTTCAACTTGCTTGGTGAGCGCGGCTTCAGCCTGCTGACCAAACCCTGCGGCTTGGTCTGGGGGAACGAAGCGGCTCGCGGCCAGCCGGGTCATCATCCCGCCGAGGCTGGAACCGGTGTTCATTACCCCGCGGGTGAAGTCCCCCTCGTTGACATGGCGAACAATGTCTTGCAGGAGGTTCGTGGATTTGCCGCCATCTAGCTCCGTCACCCGTCGCTCAGGGTATTCCTGCTGAGCGCGCGCAGTCACCTGCTCCGGTGTGACTTCATCCGGAGTGTTCTGGTAGACGATCTTCTGCCCGTCGTCCAGGGTCACAGTGACATTGCGTGCCATGCTATCACCAGCCCTTCACAATTGGCTTCGCCGAAGCCGGGGATGCCGGCACAGCAGGAACTTGCGGAGCCAGTACACCAGGACCAGGATTTTGGTCAATCGTGTTGAGCTTCAGAATCCCCTCGTAGTCCTTCATCAGCGGGCTCTGCATCCAAGCTTCCTGCAGGCTCGCGTGGCGCTTGATCGCTGTGTCGGCCCCGGAGAGCAGCTGCGCGTAGACCTGCTGACGACCCTGCGGGGAGGAGAGCAATTCCGGCAGCGACCGCATGAAGGCTTCCCGGTCTTCGTTCGTCATCGAACGGCCGACGCCGGCGCCTGACGTGAGAATCTCCGCGACACGCTTTGCAATCTGTTGCTGGTAGGCCTCAGAGTTGGCCAGCTTGCCCTTGTCAACCGGCAGCCCGACAGCCTGAGCAAACTGCCCCATACGAATCGCAGCGTTCGGCACCGGAGTATTGAACACCCCACCCTGCTCGAGCTTTTGCAACTGCGCCACCATGGACTTAGCAGCGTAGCCCATTTCGGCCTGCTTGCCAGCTTCTTTGAAGGCCTCGGCTTGGATCTTGCCGAACTCCTGGACGAAGGCCGTTTCCCCCTTGCCATTGATGATGGTGGGGCTGACGCCAAGGCTGACCTTTGGGGCGTTGTCGAGCTTGCGGGTTTGGCCCCCAGGACGAGCTTCCGTTTGGTACAGGTCCCCACCGATTTTTTCCGGAGTGTTGAAAGTCATCCGGGCATCCGCGACAACAGCCGGCTTATCTCCAGTGGCATTGAAGATCTGATCCCCAGCCGTGATGAACTTCGCTTCCGGCTTGAGCAGCGAGGGGTCGAGAGCGTTCGCTGCGCTAACCCGCGACCCGGCCTCGAAGCCTGGCAGCCCAAGGATATCCTTCGGGGTCAAGGTCGACTTGCCGATCTGCGTCATCCCAGCTGCGCCGAGCTTCTGCATTTCAGGCAGGCGACTCAGCATGGCTTGCGTGACAGCCTCGCGGGGATTCGGAGCCACGGCTGCGGAGACTTGTGTTGAGTCAGCTTCCGGCGTCGCGCCGAACTGCTTCACGGCAGACTGCCCCTGCATCCGGTCCATGTACTGACTCATCTCGTCTTGCAGAGCGGATTGGTACTGGTCAGCATACTGCCGCTCCTGCCCTGCCAGCCCCTTCTCCTTCTGCCCCAGGATATACGCCGTGGCGAGCTTCGTCGCCAGTTGCGCCAACCCCTGCGGGCCCTGGATCGGCTGTTGCATGCTCTGTTGCTGCATCTGTTGCAGCAGTGCCCGGCGGCGCTGGAGTTCCTGCGCGGCGATTTGGGGGTCGAAGCTTTGATCCATGATGGTTCCTTACTTAGGCATCAGGAACGCTGAGCCCATCGACCCCAAACCTCCCAGCAACGCGTTCCAGCCACCCATTGCTTGATTGTAGGAGTTCATATCGTAAGCACCCTGGGCCATGCCGGCGTCCATCACTGGGGCAGCCGCCGCATTTCCCCCAGTGTAGTAGTTGTCGAACTTCGGGCCCTGAACCTGTGCCCCAGTCCGTAGCGCGTTGAGTTCGTTGAGTGGCAGCTGCCGCATCCACGCCTGCTCTTGAATCCCGGCCTGCCGCAGCATCTGCGACAACTGCGTCTGCCGAGATTCCTCCTGCCCACCGGCCAGCACAGCCTGCATCCGCGCATCGGTCAGCCCACGATCCGCCCGGGCCATCTCATCGTTGTAAGCCTGGCTGCCGACGGTGATCCCAGATTGCGCCAACCGCGTGCGCAGGGCTTGATTGTCCCGGTCGAACTGCGGTTGCAAGCGGCTCATCATCGCCTCTTCCACGCGCCTGCGCGACTCATCATTCGCCTGGACTTGCGGATCACCGAAGCGCGACATATCGAACGGAGTGGCCATCGCAGCGCCGACGCGGTTCAACCCGGCTTCCGCCGTGTTTGCGAGGTTTTGGCTGACCCGGTTCTGCGAGTCAAACAGCGCTTGCTGCTCCGGCGCCAGCTGCACCCGCTGCGTCCAGTCCCCAGCCTGCGGGTTGTTCGGATCAGCCCCTGCGCGTGTCTCCCAGGTCAAGCTCCCGTAGGGAGTATACTGATTCGCACGGTTCAACGTGGTGTTGAAGTACGCGCTATCGCGGTTCTCGGTGCCTTGCTGCTGCGCCAGCCCTGCATAGTCAGGTGCCGGGGGAGCCTTCGGTTTCGACATGATTCTTCCTCAGTTTGATATCCAACCATCGGCACTGCTCCCGCCGCATTGTGTACAGGAGCAAATCGCCATCCGGGTGCGCCTCTTTGAGGGTCGCCTCAAGCACAAAACCCAAGTTCTCATCGAACTGGCGGGCAGGGAGATTCCCACTGCCCACTGTCCCGATGATCTTCTTCACCTTCCAGTCCAGGAACGGAACCGCAAAGCACACCCACAGGTACTCTCGCGTCATCCATCGCTTGCCAGGTTCTGCCGCAACGTGCATGCAGACACTGGCGTGGTTGAACGAGTCGAACATCACACCTGCGATCAGCTGGCCGGATTCCTCCAGCCCGATTCCTACACCCCTGCCGGGCACCCAAACACTATCGACCCTGTCGCAAACCCAGTCCCCAACGCGGTTGTCCTGGTTGAGGACTAAGCGCTTGGTCATCCCAGGATGCCGCCAGTTTCGTAAGCAATGTCCGTTGCCGACCACCGGATTATGGCACCACTGATTGCTAGGCGCAAGCGGAGAGCTACACAATGGCCGACATTGGCTTCCACAGTCATCCACTCCTGCCGCACGCCAGGCCCGCTGGCCCAAACGTCGGTATCCCAGACCGCGGTATCCCACACGCCGCCGGAGACTGCGCTGATGGAGGAGCTGGTGTAGTCAGTGCCTTCAGAAAAGTCGGCGTCCATGCCGATATCGAAGTCAATCCCGCCCTCGGTGTTGAAGACTGGCCGGATCATGCGGACGTGTTTGCTGCGGCCGCGGGAACGGAGGTAGGTGAAGGCGGCTTTGACGGTGCATTGGATGTCAGTGCCGTTGTCATCCGCGCCTTCCCAGGCCTTGTAGACAGCAGTCCCGATGGCCATGTAGAGCTGGGAGCCCATCAGTTCGAAGGAAGTGGCATTCCACCCGGTGACACGCGCCCAGGCCCCGTGGTCAGTGTTCATCACATACTGGACGGAGGCTGTGTAGCTGGTCGTCGGGATGTTGATGAGCAGGAGGTCGTCGGTCGGGGAGACGATGCCCTGCCAGCCGTAGTTCGCGCCGTAGGAGGATGCGGAGCTGGCGAAGGTCGGGGCGATGGTGTCGGAGACGGCTTGCCGGTTCGTGATCTTGGTGGACTGGAGGGCGAGAGACAGGGGCTGCAGGCCGCCTTTGGAGAGGTAGAAAAGGTCGCCGGAGTAGCGGAGGAAACACCGCTTGCCCAGGGGCTCGCCCAGGTCGTAGACACCTTGGAGGCTCCAGGTGGAGGCCGAGCTGGGGTCGGTTCCACGGAACACTGCGAGCTGGCCGCGAGAAGTGGCGAACACGCAGTAGTCGTCCATCCCTTCGCCACCGTCGATTGTCCAGGTCGACGCGGCGGTGAGATACCCGCCCTTGGTGAAGATCGCCCCCATCGGGTAGCGGTAGACAGTCCCGGTGATGGTATCCACTGGCAGGTAGAAAAAGCTCATGCTGTCCTTCTCGATGAAGAACAACTGGCGCTTAAATGCTGAGATGTTGACGATGTTGGAGGAGGTCAGCGTGCCCCCGCCGGAGATTGCATAGCTAGCCGTGCTCGTCCAGGTCATGCCGTCGTAGTAGCAGACTGAATCAACCCCGTTGACGAGAAAGAGGAAGCTCCCGCCGGTCGTGGTGTAGCTGAGCGGGATGCACTTGCCGTCGGTCAGGGTTTTGGAAACCGCGCCGATTGCGCCAGCTGAGGTGACGTCAAAGGCTCCGGAGTCGTTGATCCCGAAGAGCTTTTCGGAACCAGTGGCGGAGCGCCAGCAGGCCAGGGTCTTGACCGTGCCGACGAAGCCCGTCGCGTGCGAGGTGTAGCCGGGGCGGGCCTGAACATCCCCTGGGGTCGGCCAGAAGTTGTCCATCGCCGTGGCATAGCCGGCTGCCATGTTGGCGACCGGGTCGCGGGTGTTCCAGCCCCGAAGCGGCGGAAGAAGGCTCTCCGCCGACAGGACTGGCTGCGCCGCAGGCCGCTTGTTTCGGGCAGGTTGAGCGAACCTCACAGCGGCCAGCTCCCTGCAGGAATGATGATCCCAGGCCGCGCCGGGTGCTGGATCATGTCGAGTGCAACCGGCTTGGGCGTGGCGTCGCGGGAGAGCTTGGCATCGAGAGCCCGCTCATACAGCCGGAACTCCTCCGCGTAGTCCAGCCCCTTTTCCGCCTTCCACCGCCAGCGGAGGTAGAGCCTTGGCAGCTCATCGTTGATGCGGAAGGTGTCGGTGTCGACAGTCCAGTACCGTGCGAGGGTGGCGTCGGCCTGGCTGATGAAATACGACGAGTAGTACTCAAAGGCATACGTGTCCCCGGCAGTCGGCACCGGGTTGAAGTACATCGTGCCTTCTCGAATCCGGTACTGCGGAATCGTGCCGGAGAAGTTCGCTGCCTTGCGGGCCTGCCAGTCCGTGGCCGAGACACTGCCCAGCACCCCGCGCATGGAGGTGCGATTCCAGAAGGTCTCGGGGACGATGCCTTCGAAGCCATACGGCGCCAGCGTGGCCAGGGTCCCTTGAGACTCCGTCGCTGTCGACACAAAGGTAGTCTCGAAAGTGTTCATCGAGAACCACTTCCGGGTGATCAAGTCGTCCAGGAACTCCTGCAGCAGGCCGACGATCTGCCGGACTTGCTTGTCGGTGCTGCTGATCGCAACGGTAGGGGTTGCAAGGCCCGTTCTGTCGCAATGGTCTTGGACGTGTTGCAGCAGGTTACGGGCCATGAGGGTTCCTTAGCGTTGCGGGGACTTGCCGACGGCTTCGGCCATGAAGGGAGCGAGCTTGGCTTCCAGCGCCGCCATGTTGGCCGTGAGCTGGGCCACCTGGGCTTGGAGGTCGGCCTTTTCGGCCTTCAGCGCCGCGGTTTCCTCCGCGACCTTGCCGACGTTCTTGGCCGTGTCGAGCCACTGGGAAGCCCGCTGGACGAGGGTACGGCCACCGAGACCCAGGCGCATGATGATCTCCTCATTCGCCGCGGCCAGGTCTTCCACCGTGGTCACGTGCAGGTCGAGGCAGGCGCGGATCTGCGACGGCGAAAGGGCCGGCCAGGTCTTGATCGGGGTACCGCTGTCAGGAATCGCCTCGCCCTTGGCCCAGGCAGCGTAGGCCTGCTGGTGGTGCTGGAACCACGCCAGCGGGTAGCGCTCGGACTGGATTTCGACTTCCAGCTTCTCGAACCACTCGGACACGACCTGCTCAATGCGGTCTTTCGAGCCCCTGGGAGTGATGAGAGCGAAGTCGACGTCCTTGGTCTGAAAGCACCCTGCGGCGAGCGTGGCAGCGCGATCTTCCAAGGCTCGGCGCTCAAAGCGCACATAGGGCGGCCTAGCTTCCGCGATACCGGGTGTGATGGACTGTTGCATGATGTAGCTTCCCCAAGCTGGGCGCCTCCCCTAAAAAACCCCTGGTCGATGATCCGACCAGGGGAAAGCCTTGGGGAGGCAAAAAGGCTTTGGTGGATCAGGTGATCCGGCCTTGGCAGAACGGGCGGTTGATGTAAGCGACGTTGTAGAAGATCGTCGCGTTGTTGTAGGTCGCCGTCACGGTGCCGTTGACCAGAGCCGTGGCTGCCGCCGACAGAGTGACTTCACGGCCATCCGGGCTGATCGCCGAGACAGTCGTGCCAGCCGCGATGCCGGTGCCGGACAGGTACACGCCGGGGAACCAGCCATCGCTGTTGTTGACATGCAGGATGGTGGAGCCGCTGGAGGCGAGGCCGGTCTTGTCGACAGTAGTCGTGGCCGCAGCCGCAACAACCGCGTTCAAGACTTCCTTGCCGGCGCTGGAAGCCCCGAGCTGGCCCGCTGCAGCGATACCCAGAGCCGCCGCAGCCGCCAGCGAGGCGTTGCAGTCCACCGGCGTCAGGCCCGCGACCATGAACCAGCCTTGGTCACCACTCGACATGGCCTTCATGGCGATGGCGATGGGGCGGGCTTGGTTGGCCGAGTTTGCGACTTCGGTGAAGTTGTAGCGGTAGCTGGAGGTCGTGCCGCTGAACGTCGGGGTCATGACGCAAGCCGCGTACTGCGTGATGGTGCCAGCAGCGCGCCCGTACATGAACTCGCCGTAGCCCCACCAGTTGTCGACAGCGGCCACAATGGTGCCTTGTTGCAGCCGCGGGGTCGAGTCCAGGACTTGCCCGAACGTCTGCATCGGCGGGGTACCGACCAGGGGAGAGAGACTGGAAAACATGATTGTTCCTTCCGAAAGTTGCGAGAGCCGATCAGGCCTTCTGCACGCCTTGCAGCGAGCGGTTGCTGATCGTCATGTTGCCCATCCAGAGGATGGGGATGACCACGGCGTCCTGGTTGTACGGCTGCATCTGGTCCATCACGGTCAGATCGGCATCCGGGTGCTGCACCATGTTGATGTAGTCCGTGTTCAGGAAGTACGCATGGTTGGCCGGGATGCCGCTGCCGCCATCGAAGATCACGTCGGCCTTCTTGTACTTCAGCGAGACGAAACCGCCGCTGGCGCTGTCACTGTCGGTGTAGCGCTTGAGCGAGGTCTGCGACGCCTCGAAGAAGGTGTAGTAGTTGTTGTCCATGACGATCAGATCGGGCTGATCATCGCCACGGGTCAGGGCCAACCACAGGGGCAGCATCAGGGATTCCATGGTCGTCGCGCTGACGACGATGGCACCGCCGCCTTGCAGGGGCGCGGCGGCGGACTGGACCTTGTTCTGCCAGAACGACCAGGTCGACGAGTCGATGCCGCCGACAGTGCCGGTACCGGCGTCGGCGACGAGCGCCTGCAGGCCGTTGATCTGGTTCGGCAGCGTGCCGTCGCCATAGATATCGCCGGAGAAGTTGTTCTTGAACGTGCGCTGCGCGTTCTTGATGCGGGACTTGACCAGGCTGATGATCTTCGATTCGCCGGAGTTCAGGCGGAGTTCCTGGCCGCTGGCGGTGACGTTGATGGCGACTTGACGCCACTGGAATTCCGCCGCCGACAGCACGTCGCTGGCCGAGACGTTCAGCACGTCGTAGCCGGAGTAGCGCAGGTAGGTGGAGTTCGCGGCGTAGTCCAGCGGCTCGACGATGGACAGGCCGCCGTCTTCGTTCCGCGTCATGCCCTTGCTCATCATGCGACGATACAGGGCGTTGTTCTTGGACACGTTGTCCTTGATGTCCTTCCGGTGCTTGCGGAAGGTCGTGGTCACCAGTTCGGTGAAGGTGCTATTCGGGGAAACCATGTTGGCGCTCCTTGGTTAGGTCAATGACGGGACTGGATGGCTTGGTAAGCCTCTTTCAGCGTGTCCTCCAACGAACCTGTCGCTGCCGTCTGGCTTGCGCGTTTCGTGCTGGATCGCACATTCGCCTCCAGGGCCTTCTTGGCGCGGGCGGCTTCTTCCTCGGCGGTCTTGCGGGCGGCGGACTGGCGCTCGGCGTCGAGCCGGGCCAGTTCCTTCGCGCGCACACCGGGGTTGAGCCAGATCGCGGCCTGATAGGCGTCTGCGAGGGAAGAGTACTTGCCGGACTGGATGAGGCTGGCCATTTCGTCAGAAACTTCAGCCGCATAGGAGTTCTTCGGGTCAGCGTAGAAACGCTCGATTTCGCGAACTGTCTCGGTACGCTTCACCTCGAACGCTTGCCGTTCGGATTGCTCAATTTTGGATTTTACAGACTGGAGCTCGGATTGCAAGTCCCGGACTGCCGGGTCGATGTAAGGGGCGTCGGCGGCTTCGTTGACCAGTGCCGTGGCGTCGAGCCGGTAGTCGGCGATGATCTGGCGGAGGAGGCCCTGCTTTTGTTCAGGGGTGCCGAAGGCCAGGGTGTGGTGGGCGCGGAGCATCGAGTCGACCTGCTGCATCGGGTCGACACCGTACTGCTTCATCGTGGGCAGGTAGGGGTTGAGGACCTGCTTGACGGTCTTGCCAAAGCCAGCATCCTCACGGTAGGCTTCCAAGCCCCGATACATGTCCTCTTCCCGCTTGACGATCTCTGCGCGAGCCTTCTCGGGCAGGGCGGCCCATTCCGCAGCGGCCTCGGGACGCCAGGGCTTCGGCGCGACGTTGAGGTCGGGAGCGGCGCTGGCTGGCGGCGTCGGCGGGGCAGGCATTGCGGCCTGCTCGGGCTTCACTTCGGCGGCGGGGGCCGGTTCCGGCGCAGCTTCTGCCACCACCGCAGGCGCAGCTGCCGAGCCTTCTCCAGCATCAGCCTCAGGCGTGCTCGGTTCATTCTTCGGCTCCTCAGAGGGGAAAAGATCCCCGGAAATCGAGTCCACCGCACTTGCCATTTCCCTAGGGGTATCGAACATGTCAGTTCCTTGTGATTGAAAGGTCAACGCCGTGATCCAATTCCGCAGCCAGGCGCTCTTTTTTGTCCTGCGGAAGGTTTGCAACGAGGTGCGCAGCGGTTTCGGCCATTGCGTTCTCGACTTGTTCGTCGGAGGCTCGGCGGGCACGAGCGGCTTGGTCGGTCTCGCCGGGTTCCAGGACGCGGCAGCCGTGCTGGGCCAAGTTCTCCCGATGCGCGGCTCGACCTTCGATCAGCTTGCCGGTGATCGGGCAGGTGTAGGGGGCGTAGTCAGTGACCACGCGGGCAGCGCTGACCTGCCGGAGCATAGGGCCACCGCACTTGTGGCAAGCCTCACGCCGGTCGAGCTCAGCCACCGGCTTCATGATTTCGCGCCGAGCTGCGCATACGGGGCACTTGTAGTCGTATAGGGGCATAATTGGCTCCGGTTATGTTGGCATATTCCGCGCGGGTTTCGCGGCAACCTTCGGCGGCAGCGCAGCCTGCATCTGCATTTCCGCCATCTTCATGGCGTGGGCGGCCTGGGCCTCTTGACGTTCGAAGCCGAGCTTCTCCATTTCCAAGCTATGCCGCTCCCGGTCCAGCGTCATCTGCATCTGCATCTTCTCCATTTCCAGGTTCTGCCGGCTCTGCTCGCCCTGCTGCTTCAGTTTCTCCCCCTCGAGCTTGATCATATCAGCGGGGGACGGCTTCTCCTCCCTCGGCTCCGGGGGCTTCATCAAGTCGAGTTGATCCTCAACCTCGCTGCCAAAGCGGAAGCGCCGGACAATCGCCATGAGCATGGCCTTGGCAGCTTCGAACGGCAGCGTGCCATTGTCGATCAGCGGGGAGACGCCGGTGAGGAACTGGGACAGCGCAGTGAGCAGCTCGCTGATGTTCTGCTTGTCCTCCGTGGCCTCAGCGTCAATGGTCGAGTTCGTCTCGATATCAATGCGGAAGTTTCGCAGGGTGTCGTTGCGGAGCAGTTGCAGCACCTCCGTCCAACCGGGGGCCTGGAGCTTCTGTTGCATCTGCTGGAACTGTTGCACCTGCTGCTCGTTCTGCGGTGGTTGCAGTTGCATCATCTGGACCTGCTGGCCCAGGGCCATCTTCTCCTCACCAGTCAGCAGCGGCAGCCCTGTCATCGCCTTCCAGGTCTTCTCCGAGAACCTGTTCGCCGCGATTTCGAGCATGATGCGCAGGGCATTCCGAACGTACTTCATCACCCGCTTCTGCGACTTCTTCAGCCTCAGCGTGCCCCATTGGTTCTTGAGCTCCTGCGCCCCGAGGGTCTCGGAAGCCTGGCTCGAGCCCCGCATGATGTCAGCGATGCCGGTCAGCTCGTAGATCACGGTCTTGCACTGCTGGCGCTGGACGTAGAGCTGCTGAAGGACGCCAGCGAGCTCCTGCAGCGGCATGATCCAGATCGCGTCCTCGAGCTTTTTCCCCTGCCCGAACAGAGCCGCGGCGTTGTCCAGCGGGAGCAGCACGTTGTCTTCCGACTCCAGGAGCTTGTCCAGCCCGGCCACCGTGTTGTCGTAGAAGCCGCGGATTCGCAGGGCCCGAACGATTCGATTGATCCGCTGGCTGACGGTGTTCAGCTCCTCGGCCTGCTCCTTGTACAAGCGATAGAGCGGCACCGGCAGCAGCTCCCCGATCTTCGGCATGAAGGTCAGGGGCTCCGGGCAGGGGAAGAAGCCCTGGATTTCCAGCGGGTCGACCAGCTTCTTGCACACTCCATCAGTGTAGCCGTCGGAGACGAAGATTTGCGACCGCGAGGTCTTGTCCCAGATCTCGTAGACCGCGGCATAGCGGAGGTCAGCGTCCTTCGGCGGCTGCTCACCATCACTCTCAGCAACCGCATCACCGGCATCCGCCGTGGTCAGGGAGATCTTGCCCTTCAGTTCAGGGAAGTTAGAGTCCAGCTCCGTCTGATCCATGTAGTGAACAAAGGCAATCCAAGGCACGTCCTTCCAGCGCTTGCCATACCCGTGCAGGAAGCGATTCCAGGCCATCTTCTCCCCGCACACGCGTTCGCCAGTGACGTTCGGCGCGCCCTCTTCCCCTTCCGCGACTTCTTCCACCTGTGCGTCGTACTTGAACCGCGACAGGCCACGCCCGGGCACCAGCGCCTCCAGCACATCCGCGCTGACCAGCTCCTCGAACACAGGATACTCATTGTCCCCGGTGTCCAGCATGAATTCCAGCGCCCGCTGTGCGGCCGTGGCGGCGAGTTTGCCCAGGGGATCGGAGTCCTTGAAGCGCCGCTGGACAATCGGCCGGGGCGTGGAGTTGAACAGCGCCGGCGCCAGCGTGTCGGTGTTGGCGTACAGGATGTTGTACGAGTCTGCCTTGCACTTCGCCCCCTCGTACATCTGCACGAGGGCTTGCGCCTCCTTCCGCCAGCCCTTCTCACGCTTCCGCGCCGCCTCAATCTCCTTGAGCCAGCTCGAAACCTCGGCTTCGCCGGTTGAGGTTGATTTGACAGTCACATCCACGGATGCCATTTTGGTTCCTTAGAAACGGCGCTCTTCCGCCATGCGCTTCCGGCGCAGCTTCTCGAGCAGATCATTGATAGTGTGCTGTTGGGGGAGCTTTGGCAAGCGATTGACTTCCGGCAATCGAGGTTGTGGCACCCAGGGGCGCGACATGCAGGCATACCGCGTCTCGTCGTAAGCGTGGTCTTCCGCGTCGGTGTCGAGGTCTTCAGGGTCGGTTTCGTCGTGCTGGAGGACCGGCAGGGTGCGAATGGTGTCATCGCACTG